CCTGTATTTGTATGGAAGAGAATCAAAGAAAAGTACGGATTTCTAATGCATGGCATCAAGGCTCTTGTTGAAGTTGAGCGAGATATAGAGAAGCTAAGAAGAGCTGGCAAGATGCCAGGAATGCTAAAAAGATACAATTTTAACTCTTAAGTTGATATTGCTACCACTTTCATCATAATAAGGAATGGTAAAAAGTACTATTTCCTGGAGCGAATATAGCTCTCATTTGGATTTTATTGTTAATAACATACAGAATGATATCAAGGATGTTGAAAGTTATGACATTGTGGGGTTATCAAGAGGTGGATTGATTCTAGCTGCTTCACTTGCATACAAATTAGATATCAAAAATGTTTTTAGCATGGGCATAAGAAGCTATTCAGATAAAAAAGAACAGCAAGATTTTTTTGTCTATCAGTCTGTTAATGTTCCAGATTTGAAAAGAAAGATATTCATTGTTGATGATATCTCTGATACAGGTGATACCTTCAATTATTTGTTAAAGCATCTCTATCGACTCGAGCCAGAGATGAGTATAACAACAGTGAGCCTGGTGACAAAGAATAAAACTACACATAACCCCAATTATAGCTCAAAAGAATATGAGCATGATGTATGGGTTGAGTTTCCTTGGGACTAAATAATTGCATGAACGAGCGCTTCCAAAAAGCAATGAAGTTTGTCAGAGAAGCGGAAGGGGGATATTATAATCACCCCAACGATCCAGGTGGCGAAACAATGTATGGTATTACAAAAAGAGATTATCCAGATCTAGATATTAAAAATCTTTCACGTGAAAAAGCAGATGAAATTTTTTATAATGATTACTGGCTTCCTAGTGTGGCAGATAAATTACCTGAACCTGCATATATCACATATTTTGACTCAGTTGTTAATGCTGGGCGCAAACAAGCAAACAAATTCTTACAACGAGCTTTGGGTGTTGTTGCCGATGGTGTTGTTGGGCCTATCACATTAAAGGCTGCAGATCAGGCAAATGCAAAACAGCTTGCAAATAAAATTATTGATCAACGCCAGACTTTTTATGAGAATTTATCCAAATCAAGACCCAAATTAAGTGTGTTTCTCAAGGGTTGGTCCAATAGAAATAATAACTTACGCAAGTATATAGAGAATTTAGCATAATTTTCTTCTTGACGCAATAGCAATTTCCAGTATACTCATTAAATAATAACACACACATTAGTGCCTTATTTGGCCAGTCGTTAAGCGACTCTTTTTTAATCTATGAAAACAAACAACACAAAAATTAATAAGCTAGTATTAATACTTACAGGCTTAATTCTAACAGCCAATCCTATAAGCATGTCTGCCTTTCAGCGTATAGAGAAGAAGCTAACAGTTAATGACGTTAAGAAAGAGCTAAAATCTCTCTCTCCTAATAAGGAGAGAGCAGTAGCGAAAAATATTGAAGTGAAGAAAGACGGCATAAAATATAACGGTACATTTATTCCTAAGACAGATGGCAATGATTACAAGATGCTTACTGTTAGATTAACTGTATATTGGGCTCGTGGTGGTGGCACAGATGCTGATAGTCGTAGAATGAGAAGCTCCACAGGAAATACACTCAAACAAGGTGACTCTATTGCTGTGGATCCACGAATTATTCCATATGATAAGGAAGTTATTATACCTAACGTTGGTTTAGTTAGAGCTGTTGATACAGGTTCTGCTGTGAAGAGTAAAGTTGCTTCTGGTGGCAAGCTGCCGGTAATTGATGTGTTCTTTGTTAACAAGAGTGATGCTATCAATTTTGCAGATTCACATCCAAAAATTGTAAAGGTAGCTGTACTTAATTAAATAATTAGGTGCGATTCTACAAGCTAATTAAGCAAATCTTAGAAGCGGTAGCTGATGTACCGCCACCACCTCCTGCCATCATTCAAAAAGCAGAAGACACACATCTTACATTTGATGATATTTTAGGGCTTATTAAAAAGCATGAAGGTGTAAGACCTCATGTGTACCCTGATTCACTTGGTATACCAACAGTGGGTATAGGATTTAATTTGCAAAGACCTGATGCTAAAGCAATCTTCAATAAGTTGAATCTGAATTACGATGGTGTTCTTTCTGGTAAGACTGATTTAACTAATGACCAAGTAAAAGCTCTTTTTACTGAATGTCTTCAGATAGCTTATAAAGACGTTAAACAATACATACCGGGTTTTGATAGTTTACCGCGCAATATAAAATTAGGTTTATTAGATATGTCTTTTAATCTAGGTTACACACGATTGAGTAAATTTATAAAAACAAAAGAATTAATACAAAAAGGTGATTATAAAAATGCTGCAGTTGAATTAAAGAATAGCAAGTGGGCAGGGCAAGTAGGTAACAGAGCCAGAAATATAATTAATCTTTTTTCTTCAGCTTCTTAATTTTTTTTCTTTTACCAGGCAATGTGACGTCGAAACTTTTAATTGAAGAAGGAAAGGTGTTGTTGATGTCACCTGTAGTCATGCCCAGGTTTGTGCCAGATGCTGCATGTACGTCTTGCGACCTGCTAACAAAAGGTGATATACTAGCTTCTAATAAACTAGCTACAAGATTATAGAATTTTAGATTCAAGTTGCTCCACCTTGTTCGTTAGTTCTTTTATTGACTCAATTAACAAAGGTACAATTTTATTGTAGTTAACAGCTTTAACACCATCAGGGCGGTTAATTACAGCTTCAGGGAGTGTATCTTCAACTTCATTTGCAATTACCCCAATATCATGCCCTCTCAGATGCTCTGGTGCATTATCTTTCCAATCAAACTCATAACCATTTAATGTTTTGAGCTTGATGAGAGGTTGATCAATCTTATTAATATTTGTTTTGAGACTTCTATCAGATGTATAATATGCAATAACATCTCCATAAGAGTAAATTGTTCCAAAGCTTGTTATACTTCCCCGGGCAAAAATATTACTGCCAGCAGAAAGATAACCTGTGGCAATTGTATTGCCTACAACATTTGTATTACCTGTAATGCTTAGAGGTACATTTATTGTAGCAGAAGAAGGTGTTATATTGAAAATACTTGCTGAAAGGGATAATACAGCTGTATCATCTGTAACATCAACACGTATACCATTATCACCTTGAATAAGACCTGTTGAAATTAATTCTGAAGCTAGTGTACTGTAATTAATAGTTGAGAGTGTTGATGTGGATGTTCTGCCTATGAGTTGACGGGGATTGACTTGAACTACTTTTGGTGCTACAGTGGAGCCTTCTGTATTTAAATAAAGTGAATTTCCTGCAATAAATTGCAAGTTAGAAACAGAAACACCGTTTGCAATACCACCAGGGGAGAGTGAAATGGGGTCTGTTGGTAGCGCTTTTACAAGACCAAGGCCATCGGCAATATTAGAATTAATGTTTGTTCTGCTGACTCCTTGTTCTCTTATATTTAAAACAAGACTAGTATCATATTCAAATTGACTGTTATTAATGAGTGTCAATGAATCGTATTTTGTAAAATCTGAAGTGAGTGGAGGAAAGTTAGATTTTGCAGTTAGGCTGTATATGTTCCTTGTGGTCTTATCATAGATTATATCACCCACTTCTGCACCTTGAAGTGTCAAAACGTTATATGCTTCATTTGTATAACCTTGTATATCTGGACCAAATAACTGTGCTACAGGACCAAGGTTTCTTACACCTACTGCAGTTCCACCAACTACGGCTCCATCACCTACAAACAGTCTCTTTGTATCTGTGCAATAAGCAGGTTCTCCTTGATCAAACGTTATGCCTGTAACATTTGCAGTTCTTCTCTGAACATCTGTTCCTCTGCGTATTATTATCTTGGTAATCTGATCAGCCATATGAATTATAATTATTTATTAAAGTATTTATGTACAACAATAAATAATGTTATATATGTATAAAGGGTATTCTGCTGTTGCGGATAACAATGTTATCAAAGTTTTTAATACAGAAAAAGGCACCAGAGAATACACCATCAGTCTTGGAGTAGATACACTGGTTAATGGCCCTGTTGTTACTGGAGATATATTGAGCATAGTTGTCAAGGATCCAAGTGGTAGACTAAAGGGCAAAGTGTATGCATTAAACAGAGGCACCATTAAATATACTTTTAGTGTAAGATAAAAGCATGAAAAAGTCATCTAACTCTAGCAATATTACAGCTTTAAAGAAAAACGTAGATCTTTTGTACAAGACTGTTTATCAAGGAAACGGCAAGCCATCCGTCATGACACAATTGGCAAACCTTGAAACACAGGTAAAAACAGTTCAAGAAGGAATTGAGTCATTGGATGAAGAAATAAGATTAAGAATTGTTGATGTATCAAATCATATGAATGATAAAGTTAGATCCCTTGATACAGAAATTACTTTAAAATTTAAAAATGTTACAGATGTTGTTACAGAAAAATTTAATAATTTAAGCGATCAAATAAAAAGTGAGTTTAATAAAGAGCAAGTTGCTGCAAGTAAGAAGTGGGATTTTAGAACAGCCCTGGCTGCAGGTACATTAGCCTCCTTTACATCAATCTGCGTTGTAATAGTTTCAGAGATACTAAAAAGAATGCATTGATTTAGCGGAAAAATAATTTATACTCATGTATGAATTATTTCACAACTTTCTTCTTATTTTCTTGGAGTGGTGAATAAATTATTTAATGGTTATGAGTTCTCAAATTTCTGTAAAAAAACGTGACGGCGAAGCAGAGAAATTTAATATTGAGAAAATTCATAAAGTTATAAATTGGGCCATTGAAGGTATATCAGATGTAAGCTTATCCAATATTGAGATCAACGCAAAGCTCAATATGATTGACAATATCACTTCAAAAGAAATACATCAAGTGCTTATTGAGTCAGCTGCAAACCTAATCACCCTTGAAACTCCAAATTATCAATTTGTCGCTAGCAGATTACTCAACTACCAACTCCGCAAAGATGTTTGGGGTGGTAAGCATTCACCCAGGCTTCTGGATTTTATTCATAATGGTCTTAAAAAGAAAATTTATGATCCTGTAATTCTTGAAAAATATTCTGAAGATGAAATTAACAAAATGGGAGAGTTTATCGACCATGAAAGAGATTTTCTTTTTACATATGCAGGGTTAAAACAGCTGTGTGATAAGTACCTCATTAAAAATAGAATTACTGATATAATTCATGAGACACCACAATTTGCTTACATTTTAATTTCAGCTTATGCATTTATAAATTACAGCAAAGAGACTCGACTTGAATATGTAAGAAAATTTTACAGCGCAGTTTCTAAGCATAAAATTAATCTACCTACACCAATCATGGCAGGGATACGTACAAATTCTAGAAACTATGCTAGCTGTTGTTTAATTGGAGTTGATGATAACAAGGAATCTATTACATCATCTGGTACAGCTGTATCTATTGCTACAGCTAATAAGTGTGGTATTGGTATAGATATTTCCAGAGTGAGAGCGCTTGGTGCACCAGTAAGAAATGGTGAAGTTGTGCATACAGGTGTAATCCCATTTCTCAAAATATTTGAAGCGTCAGTTAAAGCATGGCAACAGAATGGCTTGAGAGGTGGCTCTGCCACTACTAATATTCAGTGGTGGCATTATGAGATAGAGGATGTTGTTGTACTTAAGAATAATGCAGGTACAGATGATAATAGAGTTAGAAAGCTGGACTACACTGTTGGTATGTCCAAGATGTTTTATGACCGTGTTATTAAGAATGAAGATGTTACTCTCTTCAGTCCACATGAAGTTCCTCATTTATTTGAAGCTTGGGGCACGTCAAAGTTTAACAAAGTGTATGAAGAGTGTGAAGCAGATAAGAAAATAAAAATGAAAAAGAAAGTATCTGCTCGCAAGCTTTTTTCTTTGATTGTAAAAGAGAGAGTTGAGACAGGTAGAATCTACATTCTTAATGTTGATACTGCTAATGAGCATGGGGCATGGCTTGATAAAGTAACTATGAGTAATCTCTGCACAGAAGTTATACACCCTACAATCCCTCTCAAAGATTTTAATGATCCTGATGCAGAAATTGGCATGTGTATTTTGTCTGCTATTAATATGTTGGAAATTAAAGATTGGAAAGATTTGGAGAAGACATGCAACTTAGTAGTAAGATTTTTAGATGAAATTATTGATGTGCAGGACTATTTTAATAAAGCTGCAGAAAACTTTGCAAAGAAGCGCAGGAGCCTTGGAATTGGAATTACAAACCTTGCTGCATTTTTAGCTAAGAATGAAGTAGCTTATAACTCCAGGCATGCCTTGGTAATTGTGGATGAGTGGATGGAGCATTTTCAATATTATTTGTTAAAAGCTAGCGTAGAATTGGCGAAAGAGAGGGGCAGATGTGAGAAGTTTGAGCATACAAAATATGCCAAAGGCATTTTGCCCATTGATACATACAAGAAGAAAGTTGATGACATTGTGAAGCGAAAGCTTACTCATGATTGGTCTGCTTTGCGAGAAGACATCAAGAAACATGGTCTGCGCCATTCTACACTATCCAGCTGCATGCCTTGTGAATCAAGCTCTGTTATCCAGTGCTCTACAAACGGTGTTGAACCTGTTAGATCACTTATCACATACAAGATGTCCAAGATGGGTAAACTACCAGTATTGGTTCCTGGTATAGGGAAATATGATAAGCATTACGATCTCGCATATAATCTTAAAGATAATACAGGTGTTATTAACGTCAATGCTGTGATTCAGAAATATCTTGATATGGCCATATCAACAAACATTTATTATAATTATGGCCACTATGAAAACCATGTACTGCCAGACAGCAAGGTTATGAAAGAGATAATGAGTGCTTATAGCTTGGGTCTTATTAGTTTGTATTACAATAATACAGATGATGGTGATAAAGAGCAATCCATGAACAAAGAAGCAGACTGTTCCAGTGGAGCCTGCAAACTATAAATATATAATACAATATTCTCTATGAAATCTGTACTAAATCTTAAGAATGTGGACTACACAAAGCAGCCTTTGTTCTTCGGCGAAGATTTAAATCTGCAAAGATATGATCGCTTCAAATATCCTGCCTTCTTTGAACTCTTTAAAAAGCAAGAAGAGTTCTTCTGGTGGCCTCATGAAATATCTTTGCAAAAAGATCGTAGTGACTATAGAGAGCTCACCAAAGAAGAACGCTTTGTGTTTGATAACAATTTAAAATTTCAAACACTTGGTGATAGCATGTTGTCTCGCTCCATCCATTCTCTCAAAGACTATGTTAGTAACCCTGAGCTTGAAATTTGTATGAACACATGGCAGCGCTTTGAGGGCATTCATAGTTACAGCTACAGCTATCTTCTCAACAATGTGCACCCAGATGCATCAGCATTTTTTGATAGCATCATGGATGATAAGGAAATTGTAAGCAGAGCAGAGTTGATCCGCAACAACTATGACAAGATTCTTGGCAGCAGTGACAAGAAGGACTTGAAGGAAAAGATCTTTGACTGTATCCTTGCAGTTAATTGCATGGAAGGGCTTGTGTTTTATGTTTCATTTGCATGTTCATTTTATTTTGGCTACCGGGGTAAAATGGAAGGTAACGCTAAAATTATCAAATTCATTCAACGGGATGAATCTCAACATTTTGCAATTACTCAGAATTTAATTAAAATTTTGAGAGATGAAGATAAAGAAGGCTTTACAGGTGTAGTAAAGAAGAATGAAGATAAAATTTATGCCTTTTACGAACAAGCAGCAAAGAATGAAATTGAATGGGCCCAATATTTGTTTAGCAAAGGTTCTTTGCTGGGATTAAATGCTGAAGTTCTTGGTGGTTACGCTAAATGGCTTTGTGACAATAGATTGCGCTCTTTGGGGTATAAAAAGATTTTTAACGAGAAATCAAACCCAATTTCTGGCTGGTTAGACACTTACCTGGACAGTAGCAAGGTGCAGGTGGCCCCTCAAGAGACTGAAATTGGTGCTTATAAGATTGGTGCCCGGGATACAAATATTACAGAAGATGTGTTTGAAGATATAAAGCTATGATTTATGATCATTTCTTGAGAGAACTTTCTGAAGAAGAGTTGGGCTTGCTAGCTATTGTTATTCAAGATGGATTGACATTTGAAGTTTCTTACCCTATACTCAAAACTATACGACGTGATGTTGCTGCAAGAAAGCTAGAAAAACTCAAAGCAAACCTCACAGATGAAGGTGCAGTTGTTTTAGAAAATTTGCAAAAAAAGTTACTTGCTCCAATATAAATAAATTCTGAAGGAGTATTTATATCAGGGGTGGGTGGTGGGAGCAGATAGCGTCTGCTACTGATATAAAAAAGCTTGCCATATTTTTATTGTTCCTTTATATTATGATTATGTGGTTTGATACTGCAGGTGAGAAGTATGGAGCTTCTGGTATTAAAGGTGATCAGGGTGAACGTCTCTATTATGACTTTGCCATAAAAAAATATGATAGTGTGTCTTGGAATCAAATAAGCAGAACAGATCAAGCAGCTGGTGCTGACTTTAGCATCAAGAATAATAAATGGCCTAGAACTTATACCGTTGACGTAAAAGCTAATTTAAAATCTGGAAGCTTTTATATTGATAACAAAGCTTCAGGTTGGCTCTGGGCAAAGAAAAAAGTATCAGACATTATTGTGCATATAGATATTGATACAGGAGATTTGGTTCAATATTATAGGAAAGACATGAAATCTTTTATGGTTACACCATCTGCAGGTCATCCTTGGTTAATAAAGAAGAATATGCATGATAGTGAGATGAAATCCATTTTGAATTTATTAAATATTAATAGTTAGGATATGAATACATTGTCCGGAACATTTGTTGAGCAGTCTAGTCTTTACAAGAGGTTTAAAGAAGAAAGAGAGCATATACTTAGAAATAAATGGTACATGAGTGAAAAAGAAGGAAAGGATGTGGGGTTTGAAAGGGCTTTGGTAGACTGGGTTTTCAACAAAAAACACAAAGCTTAATTACTTTTTACTGTTATTAATTGGTGCAGGGGGTATGGCTGGTCCACTGTGCACAACTTTTGCAGCTTCTCTAACATCAGCATTTGTATCAACCAGATTGAGCGGTAAATTCTTGAACATGTGACTATGTTCAGGTATGAAGATTGAATCATTATCCCGACCTGTGCCATACACAACGATAGGCATTTGTGAAGCATCCATGCCCCCTGCTCCTTGATTAGAACCTTTAATACTAAGATTAGCAGATCCTGATCCGTAGACAGCTATAGGTGTTAAATTAGGACCAGGTACAACAATTTCACATACACCACAAGTTTGTATCTGTGGATTATCCCATGTAGCTACTGTATCTACAGGTATATATCCTACTATTCTAGTAGAATCAGTATATCCTAAATATGGTGGTGTACCATCTGCTCCAAAAATTCCTGGCAGAGGGGGTACAAAGCTAGTACCCTTGCTCACTGCAAGAGTGGACATGGGTACACCAAATCCTATGATCTTGCCCAAGCTGTTTGTTGGATCTGTTGCTGCTGCACCCCAGATGACCTTACCTTCTGTTTGCTGGTACTCTACAGGAGCAGTGACATGATTAACAAACAATTCACCATCTATGTAAGCTCCACCTGCTACTATTAGATTTCTTGAAATGCCAAGAGAACTATCAATTAACACTTGTTGTTTGTTTCTTTGTCTTATGGAAATGATATCTGCAATGACAGATAACCTCTTGCCTCCGTCAATGTTAACTTCATTGCCACTGGCAAGATTCAATTGATCGCCTGTGACATTGGTAATGGTACCAGACATGTTAACAGGTCCAAAAGATTTTAGATTCAATCCACCTGCACCGACTAGAATGTTATATCTGTTGCTTACATTTAAAGTATAATTGCCACCTGGCAAGTCATCCACATTAACATATTCAATGACAGGAGAAGGTGTTCTGTTGTAGAATGTTCCATATTTTGCTATTCTTACTTCTGATAAATCCATCTTACCCACATCGTCCAATCTAATAGAAGCAAAATCATTCATCACTGTACCTATTGTTTCAATCTTATGCTTGGTAATTTCTATTATCTCACTGCCACCTGTGCCAAGTTGCTCTTCAATGTCAGCTAGCTTTTTTAAATTTCTATCAAAGAAACTTTGCATTTGTTCTTTTTTGTCTTCTCTATCCCATATACCATCTTGTGAGGAAGGTGATATGCCAGATCCACCACATGCAGGGCATGTATCACCAAAAATTTGTCCACTGACATTACGCGTACCACCACCCAAGACACCACCACCAAGAGAACCAATGGCAGTTGTAACAATGGGGCTTCCCATGATACCTGGGAAAGATATGGTATTCAAAATGCCTTGAATGGAAATTGTTTTGGAGAAAGTATAATCACCAGACTGATCTGCTGTTGAAGGAAATATAGAATTTAAAAATCCCACTGCAGCGTTTGCATAAGAATTATTATATGTGTAATATGTATCTTTATCCGAACTGCACACAGGGCATGGTGCATAATTACCCTCTAGTGTCTGTTTTGTGGATGTATATCTCAGTACAGCATTTGTAATTTTTCTTGCTCTTCTTATTTCAAAAAGCTGTTTAATGTTAGAAAGCTCGTTTACTATGTCTTTCCACTGTTGAGCAAGATCTTGCTTTAGGTTACCGATCTTTTTATACAAATTGCCTTTGATGACATTATCATAATCTCTCTGTGTAAATTCATTTCTATCTCCTCTAATGGTTAAGAATGAGTCTTCTAAGACAAGCTTTTGATCGTTCTTGGATGCTAATTCAATATTTGTAAAATTATTAAATTCTTTAAATGATCCAGAGAAGTGAGTAAGCTTCAATGTCTCTCTGTTGTCAGTATTAACAAAAGAAAGTGTACCACCTTTTTGATTTATTACATATTTGTTCCTGTATGTTTCTATGTTTGGTGAATAATTATTTTCATTCTTGAGTCTTTTGTTTTCATATTCACCGGGGTAGTCAGTACTAGGATCAGGATTTTCTGTATCTGAGCTTTGTTGATATATGCTATTCCAATCTTCAGCACCAAAAGATGTAGCAAAGTAAATTGGTCTCATGGGTTCTCCACCTGCAAAGAACACCCAGAGATGGGAACCTACTGAGGGGACAGCAAAAGCTCCCTTGGCGCTATTGCTGTAAGCTTCAGGAGTGTAGTTATAGCTATATTTGTTTACATTATTAACATTTGTTTCTGCAGGGTCAGTAAATGCATCATTAATTTTATATGCATATGTGTCATACAAGTTGGCAGGCTTTTCACCAATATTATCCAGATTTTGTGTATACTTTGTAAGTATTTTGGGGTTTATTTCACAAGAAGAAACGTTTGATACTGTTGTATCGAGTCTGTTGCTATCGCTTATGGTTCCAGTGTTTTTGTAGATGCTGTATCTGCCAGAAGAACTTTCTCCTGCCAATGGAGCTGCACATTCTGCCCAAGGCAAGACTTTTTTAAGATCTTCAACAATATCTGTTAAATCACTGTATGTATTGACACCAACAAACTTAAATTTTTTATCACGTATTACTTCAGTCCAGCCTTTGTATACAGTAGGAGATACATGTGGAACAAACACTTTTACTCTGCCTCTTTTCAAAGGATCATTATTCTGTACCACAATGCCCAAATAATTTCCTTGATATAAAGGGGTTTTCATCTTGATATATTATTATTTACATTTAGTATTAATGTATGCTAATGAAAGTATCGCATGAATCGCCTATATCTATTTTAGATCTATCAAGAAGTTACAATGATTTTGATTATGCATTAGTGCATCTCTTTGAGGAGCAACCTGGTTACTACACATATTTTAAATCTGCAAGAGACACCTACAATAGAGAGGTGTTGCTTGATAATTCAATTTTTGAACTGGGCAAATCATTTGATTCTGTAAAATTTCTGAAAGCTGCAATTGATCTCAAGCCAAATATGTTTATTGTGCCAGATGTACTTGAGGATAGCTTAGCTACAGTAGACAGCTTTGAAGCTTGGCAGCAAACAGATAAGATTAAAGCAGTAAAAGACAATTGCATCACAAAAGCAATTGGTGCAGTTCAGGGTAAAACTTGGCATGAGTTAAGAGAGTGCTACAAATTTATGGCAGATAATGCTGACATGATTGCCATAAGTTTTGATTTTAGTTATTATCAAATCACTGGTGAAGGCAGAACGCATCTTGAAAAATGGTGCACAGGCAGACAGCATTTTATTCAAGATCTTATAAATACAGGAGTATGGAATTGGAGCAAACCTCATCACCTGCTTGGCTGCTCTTTGGCCAAGGAGTTTAGATATTATGTGGATAGAAACATTTGGAATATTGTTAGTTGCGACACTAGCAATCCCATTGTTGCTGCTATACATGGATTGAAGTATGATGCTGACTATGGTTTGGATAATAAACCATCCACTAAATTAGCTGATCTCATTACACATAATTTTACAGATGACCAACTTGAACTTGTGAAGTATAACACTACAATGTTCAAGAGGATTGTTCGCAGATGAGACCTTGGGTAGCATTCTTTTCACAAACCGGTACTGAGATATATGATCTCAGCAATGCACTTGGTGTATATCCAGATTGTGTTATTCTTAATAGACATAATACAGTGGGAGTCAATCAAAAATTAATTGAACTTACAACTTTCAGAGCTACCAAGCTTAATATGCTGCATTGCTGGTGTCATATACCGCCTAAGCCAGGATTAGTGGATTATGAAAACGTTTTATCCAAGTATAAAAATCCTATTGTTACATTGCATGGGTATTTGAGAGTAATACCTAAAGAAATTTGTGAAAAGTATGAGATATATAACTTGCATCCTGGGCTCATAGATAAGTTCCCTTCACTCAAAGGATATAATCCTCAAGAGAGAGCTTTCACAGAAGGTTACAAGCTAGCAGGCTGTGTTATACATAGAGTTACTCCAGGTGTGGATGAGGGAGAGATATTAATGAGTCAAGGTGTTAGTATAGAGGGTATGACTCTGGATGGTGTATATGCTGCATTGCGCAGTACCGCTCTTGATCTTTGGAAAAGTTTCTTTACAGCATATAAAATCTTAGAACGTTAATATGGACATATCTCTACATTATGAGAATGTGTTTCTCAAGCCCAACTTTAACTCCATACAGTCTAGAGCAGAAATTGATACACATATAGTGTTTTGTGGTCATGAATTCAAGCTTCCTGTTATACCTGCTAACATGAAGTGTTGTATCGATGCAGATACATGCAAGCTGTTAGACGAGCACGGTTATTTTTATATTATGCATAGGTTTGATGAAGACACACAAAGCTTTGTACGTTATGCTAATTCTCAAAAATTTAATACAGTATCCATAAGTGTAGGCATTCAGCAAAAAGACAAGAATCTTCTCACCGCAATTTCACAGAGCATGATGAAAGTTGACTTCATAACAATAGATGTTGCACATGGTCATCACTCCAAAGTAGCAGATCAAATACTACACATAAAACAAGTATTGCCTGCTGTTAAAATTATTGCTGGTAATGTTGCAACATTTCAGGGTGTGGAGTATTTGCATAATGTAGGTGCTGATGCTGTGAAGGTTGGCATTGGTGGTGGATATGCTTGTACGACTAAAGATAAGACAGGGTTCACTTACCCCATGTTTAGCTGTGTTGTTGAGTGTGCAAAAGATAGAAATATTCCTGTTATTGCAGATGGCGGTGTACGCTGCAATGGAGATGTTGCTAAAGCTCTTGTGGCAGGTGCAAGCATGGTGATGTGTGGGTCCATATTTGCAGCTTGTTCTGATAGCCCTGCACCACTTGTTAAAGATGCAAGTGGTAGACGATACAAGCAATACTTTGGTTCTGCTAGTGTGCATAATAAAATTGAAAAGAAGAATATTGAAGGCACAATGAAGCTCATGGATACTGATGCCTTTACATATCTTGAAAAGATGGAAGAAATAAAACAAGATTTGCAAAGTGCAATTAGTTATGCAGGTGGTTGCAATCTGGGTGCATTAAATTTAAGTAATGTTTCTCATGGAGTGAGATTATGAATAAAGAAGATGTAATTAAATACGTGGAAAAAAACTTTCCAGAAACTTGCAAGGAATTTAAAAAAATTCAAGAAGAGCAGTATGATACCTTTTGCAAGAAACAATTTGATTATGGTCCAGGAAATATTTCTCTAGGCTCTGATTTAGTAAAGCCTGAAGATCGATTTGCTGCTATATCTGCTATTGTGGTACGGCTCAATGATAAGATTCAACGATTAATTAATTTAGTATTGAAGAAAAAAGCAATGAATTCAGCTAATGAGCCAGTCATGGATGCATTTAGAGACTCTGCAGTATATGGCATTATTGCGGAAGTAGTATATAATGGTAAGTGGGGCAAATGATTTTTACTTTTACAGGTCCACAGTGTTCGGGTAAGACTACTCTTTTAAAGAAGTGCAAAGAGTATTATGGTTCTAAGCTATGTTATATCGATGAAGTGACTAGGCTAATTAAACGTTGGCATAATTGTGACATTAATGAAACAGGTGCCAATGATGTGACTCAGACTTTAATTTTAAATAAAGAGTTTGAGAATTTGTATTATAACTACAAGGGATTTGGATTTCAAGGCATATTGCACGATCGCTGCTTGATGGATGGCATGATCTATACGAGTTACTTTGCTTATAACAGGCTAAAAGATTTTCCTGTATCCAATAGTCTGGGTCTCATGTATTATGTAAATCATATTCATAGATATGATCATATTTTTTATCCAAGTCCTCATGATGTTCCGTTAGTTGATGATGGTGAGAGAAGTACAAACAAAGAATTTAGAGATGCAATTATTGATTCGTATGAAAATTGTTGGCTTAAAGATGAAAGATTGAAGGGCAAGGTAACTATTTTAAAAGGAACAGTGGAAGAACGCATGGAAGCAATTAAAATAAAGCTTAATGAATACGCAATTAGATAACAGCAATATATCAAAGCATCTTGGCAAAATAACAGGGTACAAGTGCACCTATGACCCTTCACTATTAGTTCGCGAACCCAGAGTTAACAACAGAAAGCATTTGGATATTAGTGATGAGAAGCCTCCTTTTTGTGGCTATGATGTGTGGAATGCATATGAAGTTTCTTGCTTAACAAATGAAGGAATGCCCATTGCTGCTATTGCCAAGGTTGTTTATCCTGCCACTAACAAATACATTGTGGAGTCCAAGTCTATTAAACTGTACATGAATTCATTCAACATGGAAACATACCAAGGCAATATTGTCAGTGTATTGCAGCAGCTTGAAGCTGTGATGGAAAATGATCTATCCAAATTATTGGAAACAGAAGTTAAGGTGTGTGTCAGATTAACAAAAGCAATTGATGATAATGTATTTTATCCTCCTTTATTTGCCACAAGCTCTTACCCTACATTGGAAAATAATATTGATGTTACATTAATTAAGCCCAGAGGTTATAAAGAAGATCCTTCGCTACTGAGCTGGTTAGAAAGTGATACCAATAAAGTGCAGCGCTTTCATTCAGCGTTATTAAAGAGTAATTGCAGGGTCACATCTCAACCAGATTGGGGGGATGTTTATATTCATTACAAAGGACCTTGTGAACTCAATCCAACTTCTTTGCTACAATACATTGTCTCATTTAGGGATGAATGCCACTTCCATGAAGAAATTTGTGAGACCATTTACAAACGTCTGTATGATTTGGTCAAGCCAGAAGAGTTAATGGTTGCATGTCTGTACGTAAGACGTGGTGGTATTGACATCAATCCTATTAGGGCCAATAGCCAAGAACTATTGAAACAGAATGGTGCAATCTGGGATAAGTGGAAGTACTTTACTAAAACAGTTAGACAATAATTAACCGTTGAGACTCCATAGTCTCAAGAAGTCACCCACTGTACGGAAGTTAACATTATTAGCTCCTAGAGCTGTATCGGTGCTGGTGACCTTGTAAGGTACATCAATTTGATTAACAAATCCATTACTAGATGGGAGAGATGCTGCAACTCTATTTGCAGATACACTTATTGTGGTGTTATTTAAAGGTGCACTGAAACCTACAACAATGTTTGCAGCACTTGCACCAGGGAAGTATACGCTATTGCCTTGCAAAGCACCATAAGCTACATTTGAGCCACCTCTGAAAGGTATGGTCAATACCAACTGATTTGCACCAGCAGTTAATCCGCTACCGGCAGCACCTGTTACACTGTAACTAAATGTTCCGCTAAAAGCATAGCTGCTACCAGATAGAGAACCATTGAATCCAGGATCAATTTGACCTGAAACAGTGACTGTGCCAGTGAAGGCAGAGTTAACTGGGTTGTATGTGCTAGTATTAGTAGCCTGTGAAGACAGTGGAGATGTTAGTAAAGCCATACAAATATTTATTCTTTTGTGTCTTTATTTTTACATTTTTACAAAAAAAAGGGCCCCGCAAGAGGCCCTTTTTTAAATTTCCTAGGACTGACTAGGTGAAATTGCTTTCTTTTATGATCCCTATCTACTTTTTTTAGAAGTAGACAGACTGCAATCCAGGCTGGAACGCAGTGCCGAGACCCTGCAGGATGATAACGTGGTAGTACAAGTTGGCACCAAAGATGTTATCGACAACACCGTAGCGGGTCAAGAGACCAACACGGGGAGCGAAATCATTGGGTCCAATTGTTCTTTGTACCATGACAGGGATGTATGGGCAATAAATGATACCAGTGTCGTAAAACTCTGGTCCCTTGTAGCCCAATAGGGCGTACTCAAGACGAGCATTACGGGTGACGGGAGCTGCACCGGTTCCGGCGTAGTTTCCACCACCTTGGGCTTCAAATTGTGCCTCTGTACGTGTGTCACGATATACATTGAATCTACCAGCGAGTGTACCAACCTTAGCGACTCCGACGGGCTGGGTATTAACGTTACCCTGGACTGGTACCCACTGAAATTCAGGGAGCATTTCCAAGATTGCGCAAACGCGAGGAGTAGCAACAACAAAGTTGGCGCTACCACGGCGATTACGAACGGCAATACGATTAGCTTCGACGATAAGTCTCTGATAGAAGTCACGGTTACGTTCAACCAACCAACGGCCGTCTGCTGAAGCAGGAGACCAGATAGAATAACCGCGGCCAAAGCCACCGTTAAGAGCTGTCTGGATCATTCTGATGATCATTTCACGATCGATTTCGGCCTGTAGCTCATAAGACATAGCGTTTGTGAGCTCAGTGTCGATATCAATACCGTTCATGTTCTTCAAATCCTGCTCGAGTTCAACGGACCAGCGGGCAGCAAGCCTACGAGTACCAGCCTCAACGGCTGTCTTTTCGAAGCTAACTACGATCTGAGGGATCTTGGATGTGAGCTCAAAGTTGGCAAGCAACTGAGCAACACCCTGATCACTAGCAACCATTGAGAAGTCTGCATTTCCAGAAAGATTGGAAGCAGAGGTACCAGTGAATCTAGAATCTAGATACTGATAACCAAGTTCTGCACCATCAGACTGGGCCTGAGGACCACCGGTTGGACCACTGACGTTAGGAGCTGCGTCACCACTGTTGATCTGTGAGCCAAGAGCGGCACCTTCGTATTTGTAACGGAGGGCGAAGGCTAGACCAACTGGACCACTCATGGGCTGAACACCAACGATTTCGTTAGTGATCAACTCAGGGAAGGTACGTCTAATCATCGGAATGAGGATCTTAGGAAGACGGTAATCACCAGGGGCATAACCGCTGTCGTTCTGAGAAGGGAACTGGTTCCCAACGTCAGTCCATGTACCAAGAGTGGCACCGGGACCGGCAGTGTTTGATTCCATGCACCACTTCTCTTGGTTTTCCAAGAGGATAGCGGTGTTTAAGCGAGTATGGTCGTCTTCAATTGCTGCAACATTAGCAGATGTGTAATCCAATACTGGAGCCCACTTCTCTGTTAATAGTTTAGCGCGATCTTCACTGATGTAAGACTGCGAAGGACGAATAGATTTTGACATAATAATATGTATTTCCTTTGTAAATTGTCGACCTTATTGTTTCTGTTCAGGCTTAATGCCTCAGAGAAATTAGTACTTACCTAATTCAGATAGGTAATTATTGAAGGCAGGGTCTTCATTAACTGGCTTGGCTACAGACTCTGCAATAACAGGACGATCCACCTTGGCAGAAACAGCATCATTTACTGCTTCTTCTTTTAGTGAATCAACTTGTTCTTCTTCTGACTTCTCATAAAGCCCCACTGCGTAGTCAAAATTTTCAGCTATGAACTTATCAGATTTTCCAGAAAACATCCTTTTTACGTATGTTTTTCTTTCTTCATCTAGCCCTTGAGCTTTTTGTTCAAGAGTAAGTTCTGCCTTTAATTTTGTTAGCTCTTCTTCAAGAGCTGTTGCTTTCGCATTGGAGGCTTCAAGCTGCTTGGCAGCTTCATCGAGTCTGTTCTTACCTTCAACAACGGCTTCCTTGATGCTATCTTTGGATAATGCCATGTCAACGGCGAGAGTTTTTCTAATACCTTCAAGAACATTTTGAGCTTTCTTGTTCTTTACAGCTTCATTAACAGCTGTAACAGGTAGTTTTTCATCTAGATAAAGCTCTAGATATTTAGAAATATTATTTACTAGTGTTCCTTTGAACTTACCAGCTTCATTCTTAAGAGCAGCTTCATACTTCTCAACAACAGCTTTGAGCTTGTTTGCGCGATCAGTATCAATGGCTTCAACAACTTTCTTGAGCTTGTCTGTATGATCGTTATCAATGGCTTCAA